CCATTGCTCTGAGAGCAATTCTCTTTGAGAAATCATACTTACCATTGTATATGGCAGCATACGCATCTCCTTCTAACATTACTATTCCTGACCACCTTTTTATTGGGTGGCATACAGTATTCTTAGTAGCTTTAACTAATACTAGGTTAGATATGAGTGCATTGGGCATGTTTACGTGAGTGCGGATTTCATCAAAGAGTTCGTCCTGAAGTTCCGCCCAGACTGGAAAGCTGGAAGTATATCTGATGTTGGGCATCAAATTATACATGACATAAGAATCTGCGTGTATAAACCGCCAGTCATTCTCTGGATTCATGTAGCGCAACGATTGTTTTGCTAGGTCATTAAAAGGGGTAAAGTTCATTCATCAGTAACTGGTTATAAATTTAATTGCACCTTCCAACTCGGAAGTGTACTTCTCTGGTATACTTACATCAATTACTACTCTAGGGCGACTTCCTGTATTGTGGTCAGCAAACCATGTTTTACCATCTTTGCCCATTGTTCCACTTACACAAGTCCAGTTGCCTGCACCTACTTGACCTCTCCATTGGTCTTTGATAGTAACTTGCTTTTTGCCCTGAACTGATATTGAATAACCACTTCCTGAATTATGTATAAATCTGATGTAATGTCTGCCTTTGTTCTTAGAGTTATGCCACCCTGTATGTCCCCAGCGTGGAGGCATGACTGTTAAAGTGTCATAATACCACTTAGGGTGTTGCTGGAAGTGTTCTCCCATTTGATACTGAAAGAACTTCAAAAAGAAATATTTTTCAGTTCTTAGTCTTTTCTTCTGCCTACCACCTTTGAGTGGTGCAACTTCTCCTTCATAGGATTGATAATTGTGTTGCTTAGGGTATCCTACAAAACTCCCATCTGCCATCAAGGTCTTGAGTGTGGCAAATGTTAAATCTGGTTTTGGTAATGCCTCAAATGTGTGAGGTAATCTATATAAATTTGTTGCGAAACTGTCTAGTTTCCTTAATAATTTTATGTTTTTAATTGGTATTTGTTTCATTTTTCAAAGCGTCTGGGTCAGTTACTTTTTCGTAGTAAACCACGACCTCTTTGAGTTCGGTTATATATCGCTTTAATTCCTGCATATTATAACTCATCAACTCGTAATCAGGGATTGACATGGCCACGAATACTATTTGACCATGTTCCTTTGTCAACCTGTCATGAAACTCATCTATATTTTTATCTGAAACAACATACCATAATGGCTCTTTGAGGTCTATCTCCCTCGGCATAACAGGTTGTGTTATAATCCTGTCCATCGGCTTTGCCGTTACTTCTATTTGTTTAGTCGGTATCAGACTGCAACTCGACGCCATTATCGAGAGAGTCAATAGTCCTACTAATTTCTTCGATTGAGTCAAATACATCTTTCGTTCCATTGTTGATTCTTGGTTCTAGCAACCCAGGCTTTGCAGCCGCTAGTTTGGTTAAATTATGTCTGCGGAAGATGTCCATGTATCTATCCATTTCTTTCTGTGCTTCCTGAGACTTCTTTTGCAACTCGGTTAGTTGGGTTGTCTGAAGAGCGAAGTCATTTTGCATTGTTTTCATTGCTTCCTCTTGAGTTGCTACTGCACCTTCTAGTGCAATATTATTTGCTTTGAGAGTAACATTTTCTTGGTATAACCAATATCCTCCCAAAGATAATACTAAAATTATTCCTATTAGTAATTGATTCATAACTGTTCTATCCTATAATTGAGACCATCAGCCCCTCTAATTTCTACTAATTCATCATCATCAGTTGTGAACTGTAAAAATTTTTCTTGTTTCTTGTGAAACTTCTTAACTATGAACTCTTGGTCATCTGCATCGCCCCATGTATGATTATAACTAACAAGTAGTTTGTATCTAGGAAACAATGCGTACTTAATATACTCATAAATCCAAAATATTACTTTCCATATCGGCATATATACTTTAGAAAGGTAGTAATTAAGTTGCTGGAAGAAGGCTTTCATGCGGCAAACAAATCTGCCTCTGCTTGTCTACGTCTTGTTAATCCTTCTAATACTTTGCCACCTGCTTTATTCCATCTGAGCATTTGCTCTGGAACTCCAGCGTAGTCGCCTGCATTTAGAACTTTCAAAAGCGTACTTGCTTTTAGATTACCTGCGCCTAAGTTATAAACCCATGACACCATTGCATCAAATTGGTTTTGATTTAGCCCAACAGTTACTAAGTCATTTATGTAGCTTTCGTACTCTATTAGTTCTTCTTTTAGCATATCTTCTGCGTCTTGTTCAGTTATTTGCATACCTGGCTCAACGCCTTTTGTATGTCCGTAGCCTATTGTCCAAACACCTGCTGGGCATTTGTAAGCATATAACTCGCACCCTTCAAAGTGCTTTATTAAATCTAATCCTGTCTTTGATGTTTCCATAATAATCCTTTTTGGTGGAGGGAAATGTGGGGGTGGGTTGCACCCCCGCATATCTTAGTCAATTTCGAACTCTACCTCTTTGGTTTTGTCTTTCGTGATATTGACTGTGAGTAGACCATCTTTAAGCTTAATCTGTTCTACTTTGAGGTCGGAATTAAGGACAAAGGTCTTGTCGAATGACTTGCCGCTTAGTCCTCGATGAAGATAATTATCACCTCCTTCGCTGTCTTTTACACCTTTTATTCGTAGTTCATTATCTTTTTGGACTACGGATAGTTGTTTTTTACTCCAACCGGGCACAGCGATTTCGAGTTTAAATCCACTTTTGCCCTCCACTATGTTATATCTTGGGTAGTTTGTTTCCATTTGGTCGAACCAAGCTGGATTATGTCCTAGCCAAAAGTTTTTAAGTATTTCTCTATGTATATTTGCTACCATAGTTAATTTTCTCCTTGTGCCTTGCGGTCACGCTTTGCGCCCTTGCGGTACGCGGTTAGTTATGTAAGCGAATTTTTCACTTACTTGGTTATTATATCAATTTTTGAACTTCATGTCAAGAACTATTTTCAGTCATCATAGTCTATCAAGTCTTTATCACGCAAATAATCGAGGGTATCTGAAATCCCAATCCTTTTACCGACTGAGTATACGATTCCTGCCGTACAAATAGTGATTGTTAACCATTGGTATTCATTAAATCCGAATAGTTCCATGTTATTTTCCTATATGTTTGATGTCCGAAGCTGGTATAACTTGATAAGCACCCTTGTTATATGCAGGTGCTACGGTGAATTTCTTACTTTCCTCTATCTTCCAAGAATTATCAACAGGTGTCGAATATTTGCTCGTTTTCATACTAGGATATTCTTTCTTCGTTTCCGTACTTGGTGCGAACGTTTTCTTGTGCTGACCTACAGCTTTTTTAGCTTTCGTTGTTTTCCAAGCATTTGTTTTTCTTTTTCTGCCACATGGGCTATACTGCATACTGCCTCGAATTATCATTTGTTTCTCCTATATTTTTTGATTCTTGTATATATTATACTACTATTCAAGCGCGAAGTCAAGAATTTTTTACAGTTCAACAAAAATAGTTCTTGACAAAGAGGGTAAAAATATGTATAATATAAATATGAGAACTTGGACTGACGAAGAAATAAAATACTTGCGAGAGAACTATAACAAAGTTCCAATGAATATTGTCGCTGGACAACTGGGTCGCTCTGCGCAAAGTATTCGTTCCAAAGTTCACAACATGAGAAAGAAAGGCTACACATTTGATAGGGTAAAAGATGCCAAGCATTAACTCTAAGAATATGCCATTCGAAAGGGCATTGAGAATCTTTCGTAAAAAATGCCAACAAGCAGGTATCGTGCAAGAGGTACGGAAACGCGAATACTACGAAAAACCAACTGCAAAACGAAAACGCAAAAAAGCAGCCGCAGTTAAAAGACAGCAAAAAATCACAAGAGCCGAAACTGCTCATTTACGCAGAAGGCCAAAACATTTAAGTTGAACGAAGGTCATAGTAGACTAAAATCATTTAAATAGCACTACTACTTTCAAAAAATAATTTATTTTTTCGTACCAAAACCTCATTCCAGAACTGCGTTCAACTACCTACGCAAAAACACATCTTGCAAAATTTCAAAAAGTATGGTAAAATATATACATAAATTAAGATACTAATCAAAACAAATCACCAATCACTCCACCACTCCTAATCTCAGAATCTTCTGTATGGAGCATCGGAGGAGCGTCAGCGGGGGAGATGCGATACTCTAATCTGAAAAATTCTGGAGAAGAGTAAGGAGTTAATGTGTTAATCACATCATCTAAAGAAACTCAAATAAAGTCGCAACGAACCCAATCTAAATACAACTTCCAACTAAATTACTACAATTACGCATCAAATTCTCATAACTTCGTCCAATTCGTAAAAAATTGGTAATAAAAAACCCCACATAAAGTGAGGTAATTTATACGAGAGAGGAGATAATTTGTTTTAATTGTCCCTTAGCTTCCCCATAGTTTTCGTTTTAGTCTTGAGACTCCTAGCTTTTCGAGGTCTTTGTCTTGTAGCATACGGATTTGAGTCGTTGAAACTAAATCCCGACTGCCATCAGCAAACTTCAGTCTCGCTTTCACACCCGTTGGGGTGTCAGTTAATCCCATTACTTCAGCGTATGTGGGTGTTCCTTTGTATGTCAACTTGCAGATTCTCATTTGAACTCCTCAGGTCTAAAGTTAATTATCAATGTTTCCTCTAGCAGTTTCAGAGAGTTCTTTGGAGATTTCTCCAACCCCGCTAGGGCTTGATAATCTACTCCTAAAATCTCACTTACTTTCTCTACTAGCTCTCGTTTTGTTACTGGCTTTTCTCCAGTTTTAGTCAAATATTCAGTCTTTTGGTAAACACCTTCTCTAGATAGCTTTCCTATCACAGATTTTATACTCTTATTTAACTCTGTTGCTAATTCTTCTACTGTTTCTCTGGTCGGATTAGCACTATACCTTTGTTTCATGGTATCGACCATTTCTGGTGTGTAGTTTACAGCCATGATTTCTCCTCAATTTTCTCTATTTCTTGCTTAGTTCGGTAGATAGAATAACCCCATATTTCGCTACAAACATGAATAGCTTCATCACTTCCATACTTACTTAGGGCTTCCCAATACTCTTCAGCCATTCGGTCTTCCCTACCTAACTTGTGATTTTCCATATGCATCTATCAGTTCCTCTCTATCTAATTTTTTACCAAATGTGTGGATATGCTTACCTTCTTGCCAGCGCTCTATCCACCCACCATTGTATTGTATATCCATTACAGACTTGCCATCAGTATCTTGTGGTCTATCATCATAATACATAGAACTTAAACTATGACAATGAAGATTTTTTATTTCGATTGCCCACTTCTCTGCCTCTATTAGTAGTTTTTGCTTTTCTACTAGTGCTGAATACTGACTCACTTCTTACCCCAAAACTTGAATTTTAGGAAGAA